TTCTACCAGTTCATTTGTTCAAGCGCACTTCGACCGGAAGGGAGCCGGTGGCCTCCCATCCGGCGATGCGCGTGATCTCAAGACCGTCGGAATGGTGGTCGCGAGTGGACATGATGACATGGCTGATGACGTCGGCGCTGCTGGAGGGCAACGGCTATGCTCGGATCATCCGGAATGCATCAATGCGGCCGGTGATGCTCAGGCACCTGAAGAAGTCTGACGTGACGCCCAAGCTGGACGGTAACGGTGAGCTGTGGTACTACATAGCAGGCACGGGCGAGATGCTGTATCCGTGGGAGGTGCTGCACCTGAAGGGGCTTGGAACAGACCCCGTCGAGGGGAAGTCACCGATAGCCGTGCACCGTGACAACCTGCGCCTTGCACGCGAGGTACAGGTATACGGGCAGAACTTCTTCGAACAGGGAGGGAACACCGAAGGCGTGTTCACCATGCCAGGGACACTGAAGAAGGAATCATACGACAGGCTGAAGAAGGACCTCAGGGAGAGGGTCGCCGGCATGGGGAACGCCCATTCGCCGCTGCTGCTGGAGGGGGGGATGACATACAACAGAATCAATATCCCGCTGGAAGATGCACAGTTCCTATCGACCCGCAAGTTCCAGAAGACGGAGATAGCGACCATCTTCGGGGTGCCGCCCCACATGATAGCGGACCTCGAACGCTCGACGAACAACAACATAGAGCATCAGGGAATGGAGTACGTGGTGTATTCCCTGATGCCGTGGCTGGTGAAGCTGGAGGAGGAGTTTAACAGGAAGCTACTGTGCGAGTCTGAAGACTCGCTGTACTTCAAGTTCAACACCAATGCCCTGCTCCGCGGGGATGCCGGCTCGCGGTCGAACTTCTACAAAAATATGTACATGATAGGCGCGATGAACGCCAACGAGATACGCGAACTGGAGGACATGAACCCCTACGATGGAGGGGAGAAGTACTTCTCGCAGGCAAACATGAACATGCTGACGGCGAAGGGACCCGTGTCAGCGCAAGGGAATTCAGGGAATGGACAGGAATAAGGAAATCACGGAACAGCGCGAGGTGCGCACGATGGTCACCGAGCTGCATCTGGAGAAGAGGGCGGACGGAGAAGGCGGAAGCCGTACGATATCAGGATACGCCGCGGTGTTCGACAGCTGGTCGGAGCGGCTGTACTCGTTTAAGGAAAGGATAGACCGGATGGCCTTCGACGATTCCGACATGAGCGACTGCATACTATGCTTCAACCATGACGAAAATGAAATCATGGCAAGGACATCGTCAGGAACACTCAAACTGACGGTGGATAACAAAGGCCTGAAGTTCGAGGCGGAGCTGCCGAATACCACCAGGGGGAATGACCTGCTGGAACTTGTGAGACGGGGTGACATAAATGCCTGCTCATTCGCCTTCGTCATCGAGGAGGACTCCTGGAACTACACGGACGACAATGAGCTTGACGAGAGGACCATCCTTAAGGTGAAGAAGGTCTATGACGTCTGTCCGGTGGTGCATCCGGCTTACAAGGACACATCGTGCGACGTAAGGTCCCTGGAAGAACGGAAGAGGAAGTGGATGGAGGAGAGGAACCGTCCGGATGCGGCCGCAGTAGAAAGCCAGTCTAGGGAAAGGCAATTCCAGATGCTGGGATTGGAACAGTAACTTTTTTTCATAACCAAAAAACAAAAACGAAACAATGTCAAAGATTAAGGAACTGAAGGAGAAGAAGTCCCAGCTGTATGGACAGATCTCCGCGATGAGGGGCGAGTTCGAGGGCAAGGAGATGCCCGCCGAGAAACGCGCCGAATGGGACAGGCTCTTTGCGGAATATGATGCCGTGTCGGAACAGATCAAATCCGAAGAGAGATATCTGGAACTCGAAAGACAGCACAGCCTCGAGGAGGCGGCCGCACAGTCGCGCAGCCGGACCAAGGTGGAGAAGGGCGACGTGCTCCGCCGTATGCTGATGGGGCAGCTAACTGAAAACGAGATCAAGGAGATGCGTGCTTCCATCACAGGCGTGAGCGGCGCCAACGTGGTGCCGAAGGAGGTGCACGACAGGATAGAGGAAGCCCTGAAGGGCGAGGCTGATATCCTGAATGAGGTAACCGTCCTCACCACCGCCAACGGAAACGAGATAGGGATGCCAACGTCGAACGACACCAGCAACAGGGCTTCCGTGGTTGCTGACTATAACGACGTTGACAAGACCGCCCCATCCATCGGGACAACCAAGATAGCGGCCTTCAACTACCGCACCAAGATCATCCCCATCTCATGGGCTGTGCTCCAGGACTCAGCAGTGGACCTCGAAGCATTCGTGGCCGGACTTCTGGCAAAGCAGTTTGCAAGCGGGTATCAGTATGATATCGCCTGTAACGCATCGGACGAGACCATCAAGATCAGAGGTCTCGTACAGGCGGCCAATGCCGTAAACGGAGCATCGGCCAGCGCCATCAGCTATGCCGACATCCTGGCGATGTACACTGGAGTGAACTCGGCATACAGGAAGAATGCGAAGTGGATGATGAATTCAGAACTGCTGAAGAACATCATGCTGCTTACAGACCCTGCCGGACACTACATCTTCCAGCCATCGCTCGCTGCCGGAATTCCCGACACCATCCTCGGCAAGAAGATCGTATTCAATGATGACATGGATCTCATCGGAGCGGGAAAGAAGCCGCTGGTGTTCGGAGATCTGAAGAAATACAACCTCCGTCTGGTGCAGGGCACGTCAATCATCACGCTCAAGGAGCGCTATGCCGAATTCGCGGTGACAGCCTTCATGGGCTACCAGCGCGCCGACGGCGTGCTGCTCGATGCGGGGACACATCCGATCGCAGCCCTCACCCTTCCCGCTCAGGGTTCAGGTTCAGGTTCAGGTAGCGGAGACTAACAGAGACCACGGGCATGACACGCACCTACATTGATCCGGTCGCGCCGATACTGCTGGCAGACCTGAAGTCACACATCCTCATGACAGGGGACGACTTCGACGCCCAACTGGCGGCGGACCTGCATGCGGCGATAGCCGCAACGGAGAACCATACCGGACTCTGCATCTGGAGGAGCGTGTATTTCGTGACGTGTGACTATGCCAGGGAGATACGTCTTCCGGTACGCAACGTCACTTCGGTGACGTCGATATATCCCGACGGGGCACAGCTCCCGCTTCCCGCGGAGAGCTGGAGCCTGAGGGATGATACGATAAGGCTCATTGACAGCAACGGACATACGGCATTCAGGGAGTGCGCCATCACGTTCGAGGCAGGTTACAGCCACGACACGCTGCCGCATGACATGAAGGTGGCGATACTGATGCAGGCGGCCAACATTTTCTCGTATCCCGACGATCCGGGACGACAGATGACGACGGCATCGGAGAAGCTGCTGGCGCCGTACCGCAACATCAACATCTGATGGAAGGACGCGCATACATAGGCAGGTTCAGGCAGAAGGTTATTCTGCAGAGGAGCTCAAGAACCCTGAGCGGACGCGGGGTGCCGCAGCATACGTGGACAACGGCGGCGACGCTGCTGGCCGAAGTCGTGGAGAATGGCTCGGCCGAGAGCGTCGTGAACCAGAACATCAGCATGCAGCGGACGATAACGGTTCGCTGCTACAAGGTGTCGGACATGGATGCCTCCTGGCGCCTGCAGTGGGGAGGGGACCTCTGGAACATAACGTCGATCACTCCGGAACAGGACAGGCCGTTCGTTGAGCTGACCTGCACAAGAATCATGCAGTGATGGACGTGGCGGTACGCATAGACGGGATGGATGGCGTGATGAGGGACCTCGACAGGTTCCCGATAAACGCCGACAAGGTCGTGCAGAAGGCCATGCGCAAGGGAGGGGCCGCAGCCGCGAGACACCTGCGACGCAGGACTCCGCAGCAGTGGCGCCGGCTGGTGGGGTCGAAGGTCTATACCAGGACCGCCGACGCGGTCATCTGCCTGGTCGGCCTCTTCGCGAAGAAGGGACGCAGGGGAGACAGGGACGGAGAAGTTCCGGCATGGTACAGGGCGTACTGGGCATGCTACGGCACACTGTCGCGGCGCGATCCTTCGCACAGGTTCGTCAGACCGAGGAAGAGCGTGTCGCGGAGCTGGAGGGGAGGTGTCCGGCCGCAGCGGTTCTATGATGCGGAGGTTGACGGGATGGCCCGCGAATATGATACGGCAATGGCCGGGGAATACAACAGACTAATCACCAAGGTATATGGCAACGGAAGATAGAAGGTCGGGGGTTGAAGCGAAGGTGGTGGCGGCTGTGAACACCGTCACGGGACTCAGCTGCGTGGCATTCGTAGAGGAGACGGACAGTGTGCCGTTCTGCTGCTACGAAGTCACGGACGAAGTTCCGGTATACACAAAGGCGGGGACAGCCGGCTGGAGATCCTCCGTCTCCATATACATAGTGGACGACTCCGAGAGCGATGTCGACACGTATGAGCGGGAGGTCATGGGCGCCCTTGAGAATGCGGCGGACGGCTCCTTCCTTCCGAGGGTCAGGACCCGTTACGGACATGAATTTGACAGCGGCCAGTGGGTCGCGAAGATTGATTACACTATTCTAACTGTATAAAAAATGGCAAAGAAAACTGTTTTGGGATACAACATCCTGTTCAAGATTGACGGGAAGACCATCGTCGGCACAACGCAGGACGACATGGAGATAACCGCGAACGTGAAGGAGGTGATCTACAAGTCACTGCAGGGCAACTCCGAAGTGTCGGTGACCGGCCATAAGTTTGCGTTCTCCGCGCAGGGACTGATGATGCTGGACGACGCACAAGCCCCTGCGGAGATAGACTCGGACGCAATGTTCGAGAAGGCGCTGAAGAACGGGTCGGAGGCGGTGCTTCCATTCGTATACACCCGTGCGACCGGCCAGGCGTATAAGGGCAGCTGCGTGATAACATCGTACAAGGAATCTGCGGGGAGCGAGGACAACGCCACGTGGAACGCATCATTCCAGTGCACGGGGGCGGTGACGAAGCTTGCCGCTTCGGGCTCAGGTTCCGGTTCCGGCTCGGGGGACGGTGACGATGAATGACAAGGTGACGATCAACGGTGCCGAATTCCCCGTTGAAGTGACGTGGGCCGTGCTGGTGGGATTCTTCCAGAAGGCGGGAATACAGGACACGAAGGATATCGACTTCTCTCAGATCGACATGGACGCCATGGTATGGCTCATATGGGCGGCCGTACGCGCGGGATGCAGGAGGCAGAAAATCACGCCGCCCACCATCCAGGACGTGGAGTTCGCTCCGGACGGACTGAAGATGATGCAGGACTTCCTCGTCATATTCACACGGCAGACTACGGCCATGGTGCCGGCGGACGCAAAAAAAAACTGAAACGTGACGGGGCTCCGGCTCCGTCACTTGACCAGACGGAGGGCCTGTTCATCGGCCTGCTGGGGATGACCCGCGAACAGATGAACGACACGCGCGTGTCGGACCTGTACATCAGGTTATATTGGCACAACAGGCAGAAGGAGGAGGAGATGACGGAACGGTTCAGGCTCGTGCGCCTGCAGACATGGTCCCTGATAAACCTCCAGCTGCCGCATAACAGCAGGATGGCGTCACCTGAGGACCTCTGGACCCTCGAAAGCGAAAGGGAGGAAGTGGCCATGCCGGGAACGGCACAGCAGCAGGTGGACGCGCTTGTCAAACTGATGGAAAACATATAAGCAGAACATATAATGGCCGCTAATCTGAAGACAGCATTCACAGCCGACACGTCGGACCTCAAGAAGGGTTCCGCGGAGGCCAAGGCCGCCCTGCGCGACTTCGGGAAGGTCGGAGAAGGCGCAATGGGACGTCTGGGCGACCTTCTGGGCGTAAACCTCGGGAAACTGAAGCAGCTGGAGAGCGCATCCAGGGGCGCCGGAATGGCCCTGTCGAGCGCGTTCCGGTCCTCCGGAGCGGATGCCGAGGCCCTGGCGAAAGTCATCGGCACCGCGGGCGCCGGCGTGACGGCTCTCGGAGTGGGCGCCGTGGTGCTGACATGGAAGGAGCTCAACGCCGAGGCCGACTACTTCTACCAGTCGATGGAAGGCTCCGTCGTCAAGTCGGGACTCGACGCATGGAAAGCGACGCTGAGCGGATGCGCCATGGAGATGGCCGACCTGCAGAGGGCCGTGGACGCCACGGCTGAGACCAGCAAGACGCTGAG